AAATACTTCATGAGTTCAATGGGCTTTACGGTTGGGTGATTGTTGCCTTTGTATTGCCCTGCATCATCTATTTTCTTTTTGAGTCTTGCGGCATCACCACCAATGCTTGGATCCCATAATGGATGTTTTTTAACATCATCAGGATGGGTGCTACCTATCTGCGGAATATTGGCTGTGTCAAACCCCACATGTCTTTCCTTGCGGCTGACCTTGGGACAGTAGAAATACTTTTGGTAGTCTGCAATCTCACCTATAACATTGCTGGGAAAACGGCCTATCTGACTGGGCTCCCAATTACCTCTATCTTCGTGTTCATCCTTGCCTAACACTTCACTATTGGCTTGATCTAATACAACCCGTGCTGGCACCCGCATTGACTGTAGTTTTTCTAAATCTGACTTGCCTTGTTGCTTTCGCACTTCCGCAATGTCTTGATCCTGGAACACCGGTCCTGCCACATTGTGTTTGGACCATTTGGCACGCCAGGCAGCATCTGCTTCTGCTTCTGCTGGATCATCATAAGGCACACGAGTAGCATCAATGTTGAGGGCACCCACACCCCACTGCTGGCAGTTTTTGGCTATGCTGCCTTTCATAGGCTTGCGGGCCAGGGCAATGGGTTCGTGCGCTGGCTTGAGTTGTGTGCCCCAACCTGACCACTCATTGTCAGCGGGCCTATTGCTTTCAGCAAAAGGGCAATCTTCTTTTTTACACACTTTGTTGACTTTGCCATCAATGGCATAGTTGCATACATTGCAATAACTTTTACAACCTTGACTGTATTCTGGACGAATATCTGTAATGTCTTTTTTCTTTTTACTTCGTTTGCCTTCAGTTCGTTCAATTGACTTGCCAATGTCCTGTGATTTAGGAAAGCCAGAACTGTAGATCCACATGATCTGATCACGGATCTCAAATCCTGCTTGTTCTAGCGTGATAGCAAGATGATGGTAAGTTCGTGCGGCACTGAACGCAACAATGTGTCCACCTGGCTTGAGCACACGCAAGCACTCTTGATATGTTTCTAACGCACCTGTGTTGGCGTCCCAGTCTTTGCCCAGGAAGTCTATACCGTAAGGTGGGTCTGTGACTATGGCGTCTATGCTGTTGTCCGGGATAGTTTTTAGGGTGTCTCGGTTGTCGCCCTGTAGGATCTGATAGTTCATGTTAGTGTTTTGTTGGTTGTTGAGGTTCAAGTGACCAGTCAAGATAGCACAGCTGGCACACAATAGGTTCGTCTGGATCCTGCAGTTCATACACTTCGTTGTCTGAGTTCAACAGGCTCATGAGTCTGGTAAACAGCTGGGTGCATGGTCTACACAAGGCTGTGGCGCCATCCGCAGCACTCACAAGATGTGTGGCAGGCTCAAGATTGGGCTGCATTGGGCACAGGGATACCTGCTGCTCTGGGCAGCATGTCAGCAAGAAACGCACCACGGTTGTGACTGCGTGTGCCGTGATAGTGTATGATTCTGGCTTGTCCCAAGGGCAGGTTGTTGAATTGTGCATGTTCAGCCAGTTCGGGCAGAGTTATACCTGACTCAGCTTGCCAGTTGAGTTCGGGATGGTGTGCATCTTCCCAGCTGAGTCCTTGTGACCAAAACATGTGATTGAACATCAGCTGTTCATGATCATAGATACTGTTGTCCCAGGCCTCAAATTCGCGATCGCCCGTGGCCCATACTTCTGGACTCATGTGTGCAGGATAGTATCGCACAGCACAATTGAAGTAGTTGGGAAACTCACTGTGTCGGGGTGGTGTGGTCCAGTTGAACAAGCGGAATTCTGGCCAGCGTCCAAATATCTCCACAGGCTTGACCATCACTGTGTCACTATCCACAAACAAGATGTTGCAGGGTTCACTATGCCACAAGTCACGGATCTGTGTGTAGTTGTTCTTGAACATGGCCAGTCTAGTGGGCTGTTCTGCATCTATCACAATGCCAGTCCAGGAACCACGCAGGTTCTGTTGCACACTGGCTAGACTGGCTTGAAACATGGCATCATAGCTTTCACGCACTCCAGGTGCGCCTGCTGGTTCAATACCATGATCTCCCAGCACTTCAGTTACTGAACAATTGGTCCATACCACATAGTTTTTCATTTGGGTTCCATCCATATCCATTCGCCTGCCTGGGGTCTACATTCGTTGATCAAGATCCATTTTTCTAGATCCCAGTATTGGTCCAGCACCCGGTGATGGCCTGGATTTCGGCCACCGCTGCGTATCACACGGCACCGGTGTGTCTCAGCAAATCGATCCTGTAGCAACTGTGTGATACCAGGCACAAAGCATTCATGCGATTCCACCAGGATTCTAGTGTGTGTGAGTGCAGGTGTCTGTGCTGGATCCAACAGCTCGCGTTCTGCACCTTCACAGTCCATGATCACAAAGGGCCTGCGAGCTGTGGTCAGTAGGTCTTGTAAACTAGCGGGGGTGATGCTGTCCAGTGTTTCTACGGTGACACCATTGGCTGCGGCAGTGGCTGCTGTGATTGTTCTTGCTCTTGAATCTGTGTCCACAGCAATGGTTCTACAGGTCATTCTGCGAGCCATGCCCACAGCATAGTAGCCTTCTGCTGAACCCACATTGATCACAAGATCGCAGGGTTCAATAAACACACGCTTGATGTATTCTTGTAGTTCTTGTTCATACACGCCCAAGAGCTTGGCTGCTGTGTCGCCATCGCCCCAGCACACTTCGGGCGTGAGCTGCAGGCCGGTGAATGGACCTGTTGTGACCAGGCCCGCAAGCTGTGTATACAATGGTCCCAGCAGTTGTGCTCGGTGTGCCAGTGTTAGGTTTTGTAGTTCTTGTATGTTCATTTCTTGGGTTCTGGTTGGTGTTCAGGTCTTGGTTGCTTTTGACCAAAAGTCTTTTCCCAGTTGCTTTTGAACTGCTCTCTTGGAATCTGAATTGGTCTTGAATTACTGCCCTTGCTCATGCATCTCTTCCTGCATATTTCAACAGCAGATGACTGCGCCAAGGATCTTCTGGATCTGGACACAGGGTTTCCACAAACTGTTTTAGGTCCATGCTCACACCATCAATCTGAAAACGGTGTTGTAGTCGAGCAAAAGTCTGTTGCATGTAGGCCTGTGTCTGATTGTTCCAGATTGCGTTTTGTTGTGCTTGTGAGTATTGTCCTGGATGTAACTGTCCTGACAATAGTCCAGGTCCTGAATACTGCGCTGCTGACTGTTGATGTGCGCTGCCAGGAAATTCTGCATTCTGACCCAGCAGTGAATTGAGTAATGTGTTCATTGTGTCCTCCATGCAAGTATTTATACGAATTGTTATCCTGCAGGATTGAAACTTTTCTTCCAGGCTGGCTTGTGGCTGTCGTCTTTGGGTTTCAGCATGCTGGCTCGTTGTTGCCGCATGCGTTCCTGTGGTGAAAGATTGTCCCAGGGTTCACAGATGCCCTGCAGGCAGGCCAGGAGTGCATAACGGGCTGAGTCAATGCAGTCATCTGGGTCCGAGAATCGTCCTTGGCTATCTACATAGTAGTTGGAAGCCTCACGCAGGAAGTCCACACAGTTCTCATTGACCTGTAGGCTGCCCACTTCCAGCATCTGTCGCATCTGGTTGATGCCATAGCTCTTGTGATTGGTCACACGCCCTTGTGCATCTGGTGGATTCATTATGGCTGATTGATACACATTGAGTTCATACTGTTCAAACAGTTCTCTAATGCTGCTGGAGCTCATGGTGTAGCGGCCAGCTGTGTTGGCATCCGCAGGCAGCACAATGGGTGTGCCATACACTTCGGGTCGTAGGAGATGATTGATATACTGTGTGGGCACAGCTTCTTCTATGCCCTGCACCACAATCTGTTTGTGCAGCCAGGCTGTGCGTTCATATGGTTCCCAGTACATGAGACTGATCACTGTTTTGTCATTGACCAGGCCCAGGTCCAGTGCTATCACACGCTGTATATTTCGCATCTCTTGAAACGGAACATCGCCTGTCTTGTATGTGGGCCAGGTGCGTATCTGAAACACAGCCCCTTTGCCCATGACGGGCTTGCCTTGCATACGGGCTTCACGCTCGTGTGGCAAATAGTCTCGCGATAGCTGTTCGCGTGTGTGAGCAAGTAGGAATGGTTCGCCCCATAGATCATACTCAGGAACATCGTCCCAAGCAACACGAACATAATCATATCCCGCTTCTCGATTCCAGAATTTTGATACCAGGCCATTTAGTCCTTTGAGTGGTGTAAAGCTGCACA